CCATTACAACATGGGTGGGATTGAGTGCATTGACTATATCAAACAAGTCGTAGGACTTGATGGTTTTATTGCCTACTGTCATGGCAATATGATTAAGTACCAACATCGTTATCGTTACAAACAGAAGCCTGCAGAAGACATGAAGAAGGCTGAGTGGTACTTACGTAAGATGAATGAAGCTTTGGAAGAGAAACATAAGTAAGGGTAACCCATGGGCAGACCAACCAAGAGATCTAAGAATGACTTACCACCTCTTGAAGAAGAGGCTAAGGCTTACATAAAAGATAAACGACCAAAAGAAAAACCCTTAACCAGTCGCAGGTATCTAGCGGGACAGGCCTTAGCTGGATTACTTGCAAGTGGTAAGGGTTCTTTTCAGGTAGACCAAATTAAACGGGAGGCCTACAATTGGGCAGACATAATGAATGAGGATGAGGAGGATTAATCCTCAACCTTATCAGTCTTTAATAGATGAGAACACTGAGTCGTAGTTATCATAGTAGTATTTAATTTTATTGAGGGTGCCTAGTGCATCCTCTGTTCCTATGACATCATCAATCTTTCCTTCAATTCCTAAGAACTCCATTATCTCTTTAACCTTAGAGTTATTTCCGCCTGCTATAATACGTAGCATGTCTAAAGTTTTTGGAAGCTTTCCAGTCTTCATCCTATCTTGGACTCTTTCTTTAGCTTCTTGTACAGCCCTCTGAGTAATCTCAGTCTTTTGTTTTGTAGACATCTTAAAGAAATTAGGATACTTCTTTAATTGTTTCATTGCTGCTTTGTCCATGTACTGTTCCGCAACACCATTCATATAGTTCTTTACTTGTGGTGGTGCAGCAAATTGAACTGCTTTCCAATGAGCCATACCCGAAGCATTTAACATAGACTCTATATGATTTGGTTCTCTGCTTCCACGGATACCAAGTATCTGTTTACCAGGATCAACTAACTGGTCATACCCCCTAGTTGTAGTAGCTCTTTTCTCTACCCCTAAAGATCCATCTCCTGATATGATCATGTCAAAGATATGATTTACATACCTAAAACCTTTAGCGTAATTTTCTGGCCCTTGCTTTAGGTCGGGTGTCATATTTGCACCCCTTACTAAACCAACAGTAAAATTAACAGGGTCAAGAGGTCTACTCATACCTTGAACTAACCTCATTACAGGTGGACCTACAATACTTTTTCCCATCTCAGCAACCAATGGGAAAAAAGATTCATCACCTTGAGCAGCTTCGCCAACAGATGTAAAATATTGCCAAAGATTTTTTTCAAAATCTTTTAAGTCACGTACTGATTGACCTCCAAGTTGCTGTCTCAATTCTATCCAAAGATCCTCTGGAGTTTCTGACCACTTCCAAGTTGCTGGATTAGGATTGCCATTAGATGCATGGCCTATAATTTGTGCACCTAAACGAATAGTAGATTCAGGCCAATCGTAAGTCTTATCTATAATTTTTCCAGCATCTAAGTTTAAACCTACAGAATCAGCTATTGCAGTGCCTTCTCTATCTTGATTCCAAGCTAAACCTTCTCTGATACGATCTACCGCCCCGCCAACTGCAAATGTACTACCACCTACAATAGCCCAACCAGCAATAGTTTTACCTAAAAGCTCTGACCCCTCTTGAGTAGCATAATCTGTTTCTGTAACACCCCCTAAAAATTTTTGATTTATTTTTCTTATACCTATCCTCATAGCATTTATACCTGTGAGGTCTCCTACTGTTGCAAGAGTGGTGTTAAGAAAACTTCCGAAGGGTACAAGATAACCAATGCTTGTTTTATTTGTTAGGTATTCAATTCCAGTTGCAATTTCTCTCATAGTATTGTTTGTTTGTTTGTCTAAAGTAGACCAGTTTACAGAAGCAGTTTCACGTAGTGTCCTATAGGTTGCTTTCTCTAGTACATCGGTTTTAAATTTTACACTGGACATCTCTAAAGCAGCATCTGCCCTAGAGAAGAATACTTCTGGAGCTACTCCATACTCTCTCATGATCTGTTGGTTTACGTTATTACCGAAGGCCCAAGTTTTAGTTAGTTCATCTTGCATCCTTACTAAGGTTACCGTTTGAGCACCCTTAGTCACAGCATCCGCCCCCTTAAATAATTTATTATTGGGGTCTATGTTATGATGTGCTAAGCTGTCTTGAACTCCTCCATCCCCTGCAATATCACGAAAAAGTTTATTGCGTGATTCAGGACTTAACTCTAAAACTTTTAATGCATATCCGTATTCAACTTCAGGGCTAAGCACAGAAACTCCACGTCTAAGTGCACCTAAAGCAGATCCTATAGCCCTGTTCTTATACCTAGCAGCTTTATCAGATTCACCAAATGCTTTATATACTCCACTCTGACTAATATTTATAGCAGCTGTAGCAAAGTCACCTGCAGAATTTAATATATTTAATACTGAAAAACCTTTTAGGTTAGCTCCTGTAGTACTTAGGTGTGAAGTCAGTAGACGTTTATAAACAGACAACCCAAAGGCATTTCTTTGTTGGTTTGTTGTAGGTTTTACTTTCTTTTTCTTACCTTTTTTACCCATGAGAGACTCTATAGTAGAAAGAGATACAGTCTCATCCATCTGTGCACCCTTAACCATATCCATAAGAGCAGCATCTGCTTTAGCACCAGCTTTATCCATACGAGAAAGCTGAGAAGAGATCCATAATGTGCCGCCAGCATCTGACACAGACTTAGCATAGTTGTCAGAGATTGCTTTAGCTGTGTAGCCTATGCCTAATTTTTTACCTGTAGATTTTTCCCAGGCTTCTATCGCTGCCTTGGCTGAGTTATCACTCAGGTAATCTTGAATAGCTTCAGCATATATTCCTGTTGTAGTATTTTTCTCTAACATACTTGGGTGAGCTACCCAACCAGCATCTACTATAGCCTTGCGGAAACCTGATTTGTTTTCAGTAGGTTCTCCGAACATAAACCTAGTCATAAACTGACTGATAGGTTTTGTTTCAGTGTACTCTTCGCCTCGTTCTGTTATACCAGCCGCTGCTTTTCTCTTTATAATTTCCCAGTTTAAAAACTGTTTAGAGTTTCTTTCTTTTTTAAGCTCAAAGTTTTTCTGCATGTTTACATTTATACTTTTGATATCAACTCTTTCTTTTAAGAGTTCTTTAGCTTTATCAAAACCTATGTCAAGAATATCTGCATCTAATTTTTCATAGCCTAAATAAACTTTCTTTAAAGCTTTACTCTTACGCAACTCTTTAAAACCTGCAGTACCTAAGAACAATGCAGGTATAAATGCAGCTCCACCCATAGCCATTGCTGTTTGGGCAACACTATATTTATCTTGAACACCTGTCTCAATCAATTGATTTTGATAACCTATGTCTGTCCCGACTTGGATCAAAGCATCTGCTACAGTAACAGGTGCAGCCTTAGCTGCAGCTTTACCTACAGCTGCCCTTGCTGCTGTCTTAGTCATACCTTGTTTTAGATATGTCTGGTAACCTTTTATTAGAAGAGAACGAGCAGCCACTGAGCTAGCCTTAGTAGCACCAAAGGTAACAACCTTACCTAATCCAAACGACAAGAAGGTAGCAGGGTCATAGAGGCCAGCCCTAGTATAGTCACCTATTGCATCACCCATTTCAGACCAAGAACCATCACCAGTAAAAGCATTACCCATACTATCAAACAGATGATAACCTGCCCCAAGTTTGTTCTTAGTTAGAGAGTCAGCATTCATGCCATACACAACTTCATTAGCAGTAGTTACAGATTGACCTCCAGCAAAAGAACGTTGGTAGTTCTGCCAAGTTTCAAAGGCTTCCTCCCTGTCCATCTTACGATAGTCACGAGATCCAAAGACTGATCCACCTGAGTCAGCACCAGCTGCACTTGATAAACCTTTATAGGCTCCTCCTATTAGACTAGAGGGTTTGTTACGTGCCTCAAGACTTTGGAACACAACCTCCATAAGACGATCATCTTCTAGGAAGTCTTCTTTAATTAGATCCCTGTCGTACTCATCTAGTATTGTATTTAAGTTTACTATATCATTTTGTTGACCTACTAACTGAGGACTTCCATCTTCAGTCTCAACAATAGTTTCTACCGCTACTGGAGGTTGTGATTGCGCACCTTCAGGATATTTTTCCATTGCCTGTTTAAGCAGAGATCTAGTTTCAATAACTTCTGGTTCTGGATCAGAGTTAATCTCAGGTTGAGGGTCTACTGACCCATCCTCTTCTTCCGTTATACTGTATTTTTTTAAAGCTTCCTGTAGTAAATTCATTATGAATCCGCTCCTACAGTTTGCGTTACTAGGTTTCCATCTGGTCCTATTACAGTTACAACCATACCATCTTTAACAATACCTAATCTATATAGATATTGATAGGTAAACATATTACCTACGTTCATAGGAACTTGTTGTGTAGGTAAAAAACTGTCACCA